TTAAAGGACTTACTCGATGGGGGAATACCAATGTAGATGATTGGAAAGCGTGGCTCAATTGGTGTGTTATTGAACGCTGGCAGGACAACGTAGCAGCATTGCAAACACATGATACTTCGGGTCCAAATTGGGACATTGAGCCATGGCCACACCACTCCAGCAACTTTTGGTGGGCTAATAGCGAATATGTTGCTAACTTGCAGCCGTTAATTCATCCACATAAACTAGTGGGAAGCAACGCCACACAATTTAAAAATCACGGGCATTGGCGGTTTGATCATGAAGCTTGGATTGGCAGCGGTAACCCAAATGCTTTTGAAATCGCTCGCAGCTTTGCTGTAGGCGGAGATCATTATCATAAACCCTACCCTCGAGAACTTTATAGAAATGACTGACATTCCGGTTAGGAAGTTTTTATTAGAATCGTTTTATACGATTGGAAAACTTCCTAACCATGAACTGTTAAAACATCCTATACTAAATTTGTTAGATAATGCAAAAACTGATACATTAATTATGAAAGACAACTATTATTCAGACAGTGTAAGTAAGCTAGATTGGGGTCAAGCACAGAATTTTTCACGTCCTTGGGTTAAACTTCTTAAACCGCATATTGAAGATTATCTAAATAAATTAGCAGTAGCATTAGGGTATCAGAGTTCTATTATAGATGAATTTTGGTTTCAACAATATGTTAATGGCGACTCGCATGGGTGGCATACTCATGGCAGTAATTTTACAGGTGTTTATTATCTAGAGTTAGATGAATCTAGTCCAAAAACAGAAATTATCGAACCAAGCAAACAGAATAAAAAAATTACATTAGACATAACAGAGGGAGACATTGTAATGTTTCCTAGCTATACAATACATCGTGCGCCTGTTATAAACAATAATATTAGAAAGACTATTGTTAGTTTTAATTTTGTGTTGGATCTGATAAATCCAACAACATTGACTGAAATCAATCAATTATAATTTACTAATCAATTCGTCAGTTGGCCAAATTACATTAAATGGATCAGTTAAATCCATTGCTTTAGTTGCGTCGATCCATTTTTGAATTATAATAAGTTCAGATGGTGGTTCAGTAGGATCTTTTAATTGAGTTGCATACACGTCTAATAGATGTGTTTGATAATCTGTAACTTCTTTTAATCTGTTATCAAAAATTGTTTTCTTCTCATCATCAGGAAGTTCACTTATTTGCCAATTTTGCTGCCAAGTGCCATCTTCATTTTCAGTTTCAAATTCTGTTGCAATTTGAAAAGGAGTTAATATTGGTTTAGTACCTGGAACAACAACAGCGTATCCTAGACTTTCAAAAAACTTAGGTGGCGGATTCTTATCAAAATCAACATTGGTCAGAACATGTCTAAGATTTTCTTCAGTGATTAGATATCCAACAGGATTACTATTTTCAAATTTCTTAAAAAACATTTTTAACTCCATGAAATATTAACTTGTCCAGCACCGCCTGGACCGCTATTTGGAGATCCGCCGCCTCCTGCAACATGAATATTAATACTAGTTCCGGGTGACAATTGACTAGTATTATAATTTACTCCGGAAAATCCTGCGCCTCCTGCACTGCCTCCGCCACTAAAACCAGGATCAGGAGAACCATCATATCCAAACCATCCACTACCACCGCCGCCAGGAACCCCACCCGGATAAGCTGTATAGTTAGCGCCTGGATTAACTCCACCTGCTCCACCACCATAACTCATTCCGCCTGCATTGCCGCCCGGTCCTCTAATTGCACCTGAGCCGTTTTGACCATTTTCACCTAATGTTCCGCCCGATTGTGCACCTCCAGAACCTGCGGGACCAACCAAGCGGCGCCCTCCACCACCACCACCACTACCGCCTCCTGCAGATAATGTAGTGCTAGGTAACGTAACGGTAGTGGCATCGCCCGTGCCACCGGCAACGCTACCTCCAGAACCACCACCTCCTCCCCAAGCATAGAACGTAATATTGTTACGATATAATGGCACAACAAAGGTATAATCGCCTGGGCCATATACTGTTGAACTTGCACCTGCGGGGTCAGTTGCTCTTTTGCTATAAAAACTACTGAATGAAAGATTTGTTGTTGGGAAAGATCCTGTAGTTAAAACACCATCTAAATACCAAGTAGTATTTTGAAAATTACTCATTTTCTTTCCGGTGCCACCAGTAAATTCAGCAGCAATGTTACCACTTAAATAAAGAGGAGATCCACTAGGTTCAATAGTCATTTTAGTTCCATTTTAGTATATTTATTGTTTTTCCATACCTTAAATAGTACTCGTTCTAAACGCCTGGCTTCAATTTCCCAAGGCATATCTCTATATCTCATATTGGCATCATATATATGATCATCGTAACGATGAGCTGGTTTGCCAACATAATCTTTAAATTTACCAGTTGCATATTGCCAAACATGAACCATCTCGTGTGCCACTGTCATTATTACATCTTTTTCACTGACAAGTCTTCTGTCAATATAGATAGTAAATTCTTTTGGTCTATTTGTGTAATGTTCATCGTAATCGCAAATACCCCAAGTATCACCACCTAATTTATGAAATTTAATGTCTATAGATATGGTTTTAGATAGACGTTTATTATTAACGAAAAGATGTTGGGTAAACAGCTCAATTGCATTTAATGATTTTTTCCTTCTTTGTTTAGAGGAAAGTTTCTCCATTATACAATCTCCTGATTTTCATCCTTAATCTTTTTTAATTTGCTTACATACCCATCCATGCTGTGATCATGCAGCCCATCAAATAATTGAAACTTTTTAAGAGCTCGCCAATGACTTCTCATGCTATCTTTAAATCTTTGATAACGAGATAATGGTCTTATATTACCATAGAAATTAATATAATGTAGATTACCGTGATGTTTAAACATTAATGCAGCAGGAGGAACATGAGTAACAATATCATTGCAATTAACAAAACGATGATGCTCGACGTCCATTGCATTAACATAATCATGATCACCTAGGCGAGGACTACCAAAAGTAAATAATTTAATATCATCACCTAGCTTAAGCCAATTCAACTCTTGTGCAACGTAAGTTGCCATTGCAGCACCTAAACTATGTCCTGTGATGAATATTTTTCTGCCTTTAAGATTGACTTTCACAAACTCGATCACTTGATCATACAATTTACGAGCTTCTCTACGAAATCCTTCGTGTACTTTTCCAGGGCCGTTCTTTTTGGGAATACTATCTAAATCTGCTGCTAAGTCGTTTATGTGAGTTGGTTCAGTGCCTCTAAATGTAATAATCATTTCGTCTTCTGAACAAACTACGTGCCCTTGAGCACCGTCTTTATCTAGAAATTTGTAATTTTTAGTAAATCCATATTCAGCAAATAGTGCTGAACAATCATCGTTGTAAGCAGCTTGAGCAAAGCAAGCCATAGCATGTGAAAGTTCTGGGAGAGAAAGTTGTGTTAGGCTCATTGTTTTACCCCTAGTTGATTCAGTATTTATTCAGTTGACAGCTATGTGCTCTATGCTACTATACAAAGTGGTCATATACAGGGAGCTTGCAGCATGTTTAATGTAACATCTTTTGCAATCAAATACCCTAAACATAGCCCTAAGTATGAGGGTAAGTCTCTTTACAGCAACATAAAAGCAACAGAAAAATGGATAGAGTATAGCTTAGACATTACAGAGATGACCAAATTACTTACAAATGCAACCCGTGAGGAAAGGTATGTATTGCTTGCAGCAATGCAAATTGCAGAACGTAAGCGTGACTATATGTATAAGCACCCCAATTTTAACTTGCAAACAGCTACTTTTGAGTTCAAACGTGCAAAACGCTTGCTAAAAATCTAACAAAAACAAGGGGTTAGCAGCAATGTTAGCCCCTTTTGTAACTGAAAATGTTACAAAATTTTGGTTGACGGATCCTCATTTGGGCGTATTATAGTAATATGATACAGAGAAAGAAGCGGTCTGACCGCACCCACATCATCTACCAGATCACAGTAGGGCGCAAGCTTTACATTGGGGTGACTGCTAAGACGCAGAGCACGGTTCTTAAGAGTGTGCGTTCTCGCATTGCCAAGCACTTTTATCGTGCCCAAACGGAAGGGCTTAACTGGTTGCTGTGTAACGAGCTTCGTAAGCTTGATTGCAAAGAAGATATCCAGTTTGAAGTTGTTGCTACTATGCGTGGTAAGTCCGCTGCTCATAACTACGAGCGTGAGCTTATCCACAAGCTTAAGCCCAAGCTTAACACTGATATCAGGGGTTGACAGTACCTAATATGGTGCTAATATGTTAATACAAACAAAGGAGCCAAGCATGACCAATGTTGTCCACGTAAACTTTGCTGAACGTCGTGCGTTTCTTAATGCTAAGGAAAGCTATCTGCACTGTGTCGCTGCCAACTTGGATGAGATGGATTTCCAAGACTTTGTTGAAGCAGTCAATGATAAAACAGGTGACTTCTATCAAACTTTAGACATGGACATGAAAGATCTTGTTGACGGATTCTTCCAACAAGTAGGTTGACACAATAGCATACGATGCTATTATATAAATGTAATCCAAACTAACAAGGTACAAAATGGCTAATGTGCTTATTAAGTCGGGAACATATCGTAATGCTCCCATCGTCAACATGTCGTTCCCCCTTGTGCGGGACTATCAAGAAGGTGCTAAGGGAGGTTATGTGACAGTAGATGGTACAGCAATGGGTCGTGATCGTATCCGCATTACAGTTGAGCCTGATCAGTATGAGATTGATGGACAGGTCACTGCTCCTATCGTTGCTGCTAAGGTAGAGGAAAGCGACGAAGCAGTTATGGAACGTATCAGCGAACGTTTCGACATTATGGATTCAATGACGCAGGCAGTTGTCGATGGTGTTGTGCGTAGTATGATTGTTGTTGGACCCCCGGGTGTTGGCAAGAGCTTCAATGTTGTTAAGAAACTTGAAGAAGCTAATCTCTTCAATACTATTGCCGGCGACATTCGTTATGAAGTTGTTAAGGGTGCTACTACTGCATTGGGCCTGTATGCCAAACTTTATGAATATAGCCGCGAGGGCGATGTACTTGTGTTTGATGACTGTGATAGCATTTTGATGGACGAGTTGAGTCTCAACATTCTTAAGGCAGCGTTGGACACTAACAAGAAGCGTACCATTCACTGGAACAGTGACAGCAAGCTTCTCCAGCGGGAAGGTATCCCTAACAAGTTTGACTTTAAGGGTGCTTGCATCTTTATTACTAACATCAAGTTTGACAGCATCCGTAGCACTAAGCTTCGTGACCATTTGAGTGCTCTCGAATCTCGTTCGCATTACATTGACCTTAGCATGAATACTATGCGTGACAAAATGTTGCGTATTAAGCAGATTGCTCGTAGTGGTGAGCTGTTTAAGGGTTACAATTTTCAGAATGATGAAGAGCAGGAAATTTTAAACTTTATGGAAGAATGCCAAGGTCGTTTGCGTGAGATGAGCTTGCGTTGTGCTGTTAAGCTTGCTGATCTGCGTAAGACTATGCCTATGAACTGGAAGCGTACTGCTGAGGTTACGCTGATGAAGAACGCTTTCTGAGGAGTGCCAAAATGCAAAAGCTCACTGATATCGTCACAGCATCTAGCTATGTTGTTCAACGTATGGGTAAAGGTTATGCAGAGTTTTACTCTACACAAATTTCAACAGCAATTGAAGTAATGCTTGATCATGTATCTATACCTAAACCAATTAAAGTTGAACTTGTTGGTTTAGGTAAAAAGAAGGTACAGGTTATACCTAAAGCAAACACAATAAAAGTAGACTATCTGCATGTAAATTCTGGTGAGTTGTTTGAGCATATTGCATGGGCTCTATTAGAAATAGAAGGTGATAAAAATAAAGATCCAGAAAAGGATGCTTTGTATCTTTCACTTGAACTTGATAATGATCCTCGTTATAATTGGGTATACAACTAAGGAGACTAAAAATGGTGCGTCGTTATAATACTGAGCGTTGTGTGTGGGAAGTTGGTTACTGGATCAATAATACTCGTTTTCACATTGTTGATCTTGTGCGGGACTATGATGAGCTTCAAATCTATAGGGAACCAGCTTGAAAGACTTTGAACTTTGTGACCGTGTAGGTAAATGGTATCGCCCATGCAATTGGACTACTGTGTCTGACTATAAAGGTCCTAGTGATGCACTTACTCGTCACGTTAGTGGGGCATGGGAGATACCTCTAGCGTTCGCAGAGCTACTAGTTGAGACTGAGACTTATGTTGGAACTACTTGCTTAACATGTGGCAAGTTTATCAAAAAGGATGGAACAGATGGAACAGAATAACGAACAGCCTTGGAACTATAGCTTTAACATTCAGCAGAGTTGGCCTAAGAATGATTGGGTTACAGAATGGTTAACCCAAGATGATATTACTGAACTCCATATGATGGTACAGGACTTGCTTGAGTTCGACGTCGAGCAAAGTAGCAACGGCGACGCCATCACTATGTTGTCTAATATTGGAATCAACTGCTAAGTAATTTTGGAGAGTTAAATGGATTTGTTCAGCAGTTGGGTTTTTCTAACATCGATATTTGTGTTGTTCTGTTTGAATACAGTATTGCAATTTCGATTGGGATTCAAACAGGGAACGGCCGGCGGCTACAGTGTAGGCATGCTTCACGCTATTAAATATCTAATGAAAAATGAAGCATTAGAAGTAGAAAATAAGACAACTGGGCTTCCAGCTACACCAGCTGAAGTTGTTGTTTACATTATGGATAAAGCTACATATATTGGCATGACTGAAGATGAAGCCAAATTTATTGCAGCGGCAAAGGTTGAAAAAGAAAAGTCATAATTACTAGAACTATCACCACTAAATTTTGGTAATTATAAGCAGCAGATGGCAACGTCTGCTGCTTTTTCATATTGATACTCTAAGACAAAGGTGTTATGTTTATTAAATGGCAAGTTGCAAAATCATAATCAAAGATGAAGTTAATTGCAAGATTGAAGGGTTAGACTTAGATCAACGCAAAAGACTTGTGGCTAAATTCAAATATGATGTTCCTTATGCTAGATATCTTCCTGCGGTTAGATTAGGGAGATGGGATGGGAAAATAGGGTATATATCTTTAAGCGGCAGCACATATGTTAATCTGCTGCCGGAGATAATTGAATGGCTCACTGATCGAAATGTTCATATTGATCTAGTAGATGATCGTCAAGCTCAACCTACACTAGATTTTACAGCAATTACTGAAGACACATTTAGTCATAAGTCGTGGCCAGAAGGTCACGACATGGCAGGTCAACCAATTAAACTACGTGACTATCAAGTGGAGATTGTAAACAATTTCCTATCAAATCCACAGTGCCTGCAGGAGATCGCAACAGGTGCAGGCAAGACTTTGATGACAGCTTCGCTAAGCTATATGGTTGAAACATATGGGCGTAGTATTGTTATTGTACCTAACAAAAGTCTAGTAACACAAACAGAAGCTGACTATAAGAACATGGGACTTGATGTTGGTGTATACTTTGGTGATCGCAAAGAATGGAACAAGACTCATACTATTTGTACATGGCAGAGTTTGAATATCTTGATGAAGAATACAAACGACACTGATGAAGATAATGACATGCTTACCATTGGTGACTTCATTGAAGGTGTTGTTTGTGTCATGGTTGACGAAGTTCATATGGCTAAAGCTGATGCACTTAAAGGATTGCTAACTGGACCAATGGCGAATATTCCTATTCGTTGGGGACTGACAGGAACAATTCCAAAAGAACAGTTTGAATTTGTCTCGCTTAAAGTAAGTTTGGGAGATGTTATCAGCAAGTTATCAGCGAGTGAATTACAAGACAAGGGTGTATTAGCACAGTGTCATGTTAATATTTTACAAACAGTTG